AAACAACCTAAAAAGCAACCCTATGGGGCAATTTAACGGGGGGGTGGCGCATATAACAACACCCACACCCATTCTAAGGCTATTTTTCAAAATTACCCCTTAATTAAAATCTTTCTTTTTATTATTAATTTTTCTTTTCTCTAGAGATATCTCTAATACTATCTCTATTATATATCTCTATTATATTAATATAATCAAATAAATGGATTTTGCAAGAACTTTTTTTTTTGAAATATTTTTTGTATATTTTGAGCATGGATTTAAATCAAAAATTAAGGAGTAAGAAATGGGTTGGGTGAAAGATAAAGGTGGCAGTGCTGTGCAAAAGTTTGCACAAGGTGGAAAGGTGATGCCAGGAGGAAATCAACCTCAAGGAACAGAATGGGGTCAAATAAGGCAATTTCGTAAGGAAGATGGTGGAAAAGTAGATGAAAAGAGACGTACAATTAAAGAAGCTAGAAAGGAAAAAAGAAGTCGTATACAGAAAGCTAGAGAATTAAAAAGAGAAGGCAAATTTAGCAAAGAGTTTATACAAGACATGAAAATTAAGGCAAGAAGAGAAAAGCAAGACAAGGTAAGAGAAGCTAGAAGAAATCGTGATGCATATAACTTAAAGAAGATGCAAACTAGCTCAATTAACAGGTTAAGGAAAAAACACCCTTCAAAGAAAAAATAATGGATTTTAAGTCAATAAAGGGGAACCCGCATTATTTATTTGACTCTTTGGAGGAATATACGGCATTTGGCAATGATTTGGATATAAAAAAGAGTTGGCGTGTTTGTGATGAGGGTGATTGGGTTTATACGGATGATGGATATATTTGTCAGATTCTTAAGAAAAGCAGTGTAAGCCATCCTGGATATAAAACGCCCAGAACAATGATTAGGACGGTTTGTGGTTCTTTCATCTGTGAACAGAAAAGTCATAAGATTTTAGGTGAAGACGGTGTTGTTGAGAATATTTATACATTTTCGGGTAATTACAATGCCACTTATTCACGTTCAAAGGATAGAAGGTTAAATAACCGAGAGTTCTTATTTGCTAGGTATGTTGCATCAGGGGAAGATACCATATCAGCTTATCAAAAAGCTTATCCAAAAGCGGTAAATAAGGAATATATCAAGAACAAATCAAATATTTTGTTACAAAAAGAGGAGATAAGGACAATGGTTAAGGAAGAAATCAAAAAAATACTAGAAGAAGAGGGAGTAACGCCTGAATGGATTATTGGAAGGTATCGAGATATCGCTGATTTGTCTGATAGGGACACAGATAAGCTTCGTTCTCTTGAATCTTTGTCAAAAATCGCAGGATTATTCGATACGGACACAAAAAAGGAACAATTAACAGTATTTCAGGGTTTTACCCCGAAACAATTGGAGGCATTGCAAAATGGAAAAGAGACAAATGTCATTGCACACGCAGAAAAAGAAGAAGATTAAGGATTTATGTCCAGTTTGTGATGAAAATCTTTTTTTTGACAATTATACCACACAAAGGGTGGGATTGTTAGCGGATGATGATTATACGGTTGAGGGATGGATGTGTCCTCATTGTTCCGCAAGATTTGATATGGATAATAACTTGGTACAAATTGACCCACGAAATATTGAAATAGGAAGAGCATGAAGAAAATAATTAAAAAAACAGCCTTGGATACAGTTTCTATGAGTATAGCGCATATCCCCTCTATAACCTCACACAGTAATCTCCCTTACGTGTCTGAGGCTGTATATTTAGGAAAGGTGTACAAATAATGGCAATTATTCAAAATCCTACACAAGCATCATTGTTAGAGGGTTTACTTATGACTGCTTCTAAAAACTGGGGAGGTGGAGAAGATATAACAGCCCAAATAATGGAAAATATGAATAAAATAGCATTTCATGAGAGTAAAGGGATAACAGATAAAATGCAAATATCTGATAAAACAGAGTCTGGATATGGCCCTGGCAGGGGATTATTTCAATTTGAGATTGACCAAAATGGGCAAGGAGGTGCTCATACTGCTATTAATAGACTTATTGAACAAATTGGATATAGACCTGAATTTTTAGAAGGATTGTCCGAATCAGATTATGATATAAGTGGATTATCTCCAGAACAGCAACAAGCAATATTTTTAGGTAATTTATTGCAAATGCCAGATAAAAAAGATTCAGAAGGAAGAGTTAAGGCTTCTTTTGCTGGTGTGGATACAGATGAAGAATTGGCTGATTATTGGGCTCAATATCATCAAGCTGGAGAAAAACTTGACACAAAAGGATATGATGATAATATTGCAAAATTTTTAGAAGATTTACAAGAAGGATATAGAAAAGGTTTAATAAAGCAATAAATGGCAAATTTAAACCTAAATGGCGATGTTTCACAGAATGAACAAATTCTTGAGATGGCTTTTAAGGATTTGATTGTTTTTGGTAAATTATTCTCACCTCAAGACTTTTTAGCATCAGCAACTCCAGATTTTCATGTAAATGTAGGAAAATTACTTTTAAACAGGGATATACAACAATTGGCTCTTGTTTTGCCTCGTGACCACGCAAAGTCAACCTTAGCGGCTGCGGCTGTATTACATAGGTTTCTGTTTGCGACAAAAGAAAGCCCAGAGTTTATCGCTTGGGTTGGCGAGGCACAAGACCAAGCCATTGATAACTTAAATTGGATATCTACTCATATTTACGAAAATCCTGCAATTCATTATTATTTCGGTGATTTGCAAGGTGATAAGTGGACAAAGAATGAAATTGTATTAAAAAATGGTTGTAGGCTTATTGCTAAGGGTGCTTCGCAAAGATTGCGTGGTAAAAAGCAATTATCTACAAGATATACTGGAATTGTGCTTGATGACTTTGAATCTGAGTTAAATACCAAAACTCCAGAATCTAGACTACAAATAAAGAATTGGGTGACTGCTGCTGTATATCCAGCGATTGATTTTGATAAAGGCGGGTTTCTATGGTGTAATGGAACAATTGTTCATTATGATTCATTTTTGAATGGACTTGTTAAAAATCATCAATCTGCTCAAAAAACAGGAGAAGAGTATTCTTGGATTGTTGAAACACATAAGGCAATACAAGAAGATGGTACTCCGTTATGGCCATCACGTTGGCCTTTAAAGAAAATTGAACAAAGAAAGCAGTTTTATATAGATTCTGGTACTCCGTCAAAGTTTTATCAGGAATATATGAATCAGGCAAAATCTCCTGAAGATGAGATATTTAATGAGGGAGATATAACTAGAGGGTTTTATTCAGGAGACCTTAAGTTTAATGAAGAAGTAAATTCTTGGTATTTAAAATTTGAAGATGGGAGTATGGAATATGTTAATATATACATGGGTGTTGACCCTGCTTCAACACTTGGGGTTAGGAATGATTATAGTGTTATTATGGTTATTGGTGTTACTGCTGAATACGATTATTACGTTATTGAATATTGGAGAAAAAGAGTATTGCCAATGGAATGTGCAGACCAGATATTTAAGATTGCAGAACGATATAAGCCAATTAAAAGAATAAATATTGAAACAATATCATATCAGGAAATGTTAAGGGATTATGTATCAAAACGCAGTAAAAAAGAAGGAAAGTTTCTTCCTGGTATTGAAATGGGCATTAAAGGTTATGGACAACAAAAAAAGAAAGATAGATTATTTGAAGGACTCCAGCCCATGTTTAAAGCGGGTGCAGTGCATTTAAAGAAAGATATGCATGAGTTTATTGGAGAATTACTTGATTTCCCAAAAGGCTCACATGATGATACGATTGATGCGTTCTGGTTATCAACTCAATATGCAAAAGGAAATAAAAAGGCTGGAAAAGTTAAAAAGGTTAAAAAGGGAGATGATTGGGAGTCACCTAAGAAACGTTACAATTGGATAACAGGGTCACGTATTTGATTATTAATTATTTATTCTTATATTACACACTATGATAGAAGCGGATAAAAGAGCAATTCAGGTAAGAGATTTATGGAGACGGTGGCATGATGCTAGAAAAGAGTGGGAAAATCATGCACGAGAAGATATTGATTTTTATTTAGGTAATCATTTTAGTGAAGCAGAGGCTTCGGAACTCGAATCCAGGAATCAATCAAACTTGCCACTTGATAGGTTATATTCTGCTATTGAACAGTTCAAGGCTATTATTACGTCTAAACCTCCTAAATTCTCAGCAATGCCAAGGGAAGACTCTGATAGTGATTTGGCTAATGTATGGAAAACAATTCTTGAATATATATGGAATATATCAGATGGTAATGAAATATTCAAGCAAACTGTACATGATTATGCTGTTACTGGTCTTGGTTACTTTTATGCTTATATTGATAGAGAAGCTGATTATGGAAGAGGAGAAGTTAAGTTTACATATATTGACCCATTTAGAGTAGTTGTTGACCCAAATGCAAGAAGCAAGTATTTTGATGATGCAACAGGAATGATGTTATCTACTATTTTTACAAAGTTTCAATTATTGGATTTATATCCACAATTAGCAGAAACTAATGAAGAAAACGGTAAAGCGCTTATTGATGAGATTGAGGGTTATTATGAAGATGAAACATATCCATCTACGCTTAATACAAGAACAAAAGGTTCTTTTACTCCAGATGTTATTAAAGATTATGACCATGGAGAAGGTTCTGAAAAATATCAATTAATTGAAAGTTTTTCTAAAACAAAGGTTCCATATTATAGAATTATGGATATGCAATCTCAGGAAGAGAGAATACTTGATTCTGAGAATATGGAGAAGTTTTTACAAAATAAAAAAATGAAACAGGCCATTGAACAAGGAATGATTGATATTGTGGAGGTTCAGCAAACAAGAATTAAGTTGGTTTGTACTTTAGGACAAACAATTCTTTATGAAAGAATATTAAATACGGATAAGTATCCAATTGTTCCTGTTCCTAATATTTGGACAAATACTCCATATCCAATGAGTGATGTTAGAAAAAACAAAGATTTTCAAAGATTTTTAAATAAAACAATGTCATTGATAACTTCACATGCACAGGCATCATCAGGTTTGAAATTATTAATACCACAAGGGAGTGTTGATGATATAGAAGAATTAGAAAGAGATTGGGCAAATCCAAACGCAACAATAGAATATGACCCATCATTTGGAGAACCTCATTTTCCATCTCCACAGCCTTTATCTAATTCAGTGATGCAATTACCGCAGTTAATTGAAAAGTATATTGATTTGAATATGGGTATATTTGAAATGCAACAGGGAAATGCAGAAGCAGCGCCAAGAACATCATCTGGAACAATGATGATGGAAGATTTTGGTCAAAGACGAAGTAAATCAAAATTAAGGGATATTGAAGGAAGTTTAAGACGATTGGGTCAAGTTGTATATAATTTAGCAAAAGAGCATTATACTTTTAAAAAGGTATTTAGGGTTGTTCAGCCTAATAATGAC